GGGGTCTAATTAAAAGAAGATATTTTAATCTTCTGCTAATTTTGCGAAGTAGGATAATGACTCATCGTCATCTTCAAAATCTACTTCTTTAGCAGGCGCCTTAACGGGCGCTTTTTCTGCCTTTGGAGATAGACTTGGCTTTGGAGCTGATACTTGTTCGTCAAGATCAATCTCTTCAGCACGCTTACCCGGAACAGCTCCGCCACTTAATCCCATAACCATTTCGAATTTCTTCTTTAATTCGTCATAGGATTTAAAGTGTTTCTCATCCAAGAACTGTGTCAATGAATGTTGCTTAGACCAGATTTTCTCAATGTCAGCATCATCTTCAGCAACAGGGCTTCCTGCTTCAAATTCTGACTTATCATAATTACGATAACCTTCAACCTGACGAATTTTCAACTTGAAGTTTGCGCCCTCCCAAAAGTCAAACACATTAATAGGTTTTTCATCTTGGAATTGTGGTTCAGCCATGTCCTTAATCTTATCAAAGATCTTCTTACCAAATTTATAAAGGAATACTTTACCTTCATTCTCTGGATGAGCAGGATCCTTAACAATAAGGATGTTAGTTGTATAACTTAGCTTACGCTTTTGTTTACGAGCAATTTCTTTATTTGCTTCAGAGCCAGAGTTCCATAGTTCCGTGTTATGTTCAGAAACAGGATCTGCTTTCCCTATAGAAGTTAAAGAATTTTCGATGTACCATTTTCCGCCTGGACCTTGGAATCCATGATTCCAAACTCTAACCCAAGGCAAGTCTTCGCCTTTAGGTGCAGGTAAAAATCGTAAGACAGCATAACCGTTGCCTGCCTTGTCTACTTCTGGAGACCAGAAGCGATCATCGGCGCCACGAGATTCTGCTTGGGGGTTTGCGATCTTTTCTACCTCTTTCATGAGGGAGTCAAATCCGCCGCGGGATTTTCTTAGATCAGATAGTGATGTGAATGCCATAATTTGCCTTTCGTATTAGCGGTGTATAAATTGTATGTTTAGTATTAACGTCGTTTGATTTTGAGTACTGTTGCGTAATCATAATCTAACTCTCCATTGTCATCATCTAATTTCTTAGCTGATGCAATATTATATATAAGATTCCTATGCTTGTCTATAGCACTTTTCTTCTTAATTGCCCGAAACTTTGTTTCTTTGTCTTTTTCGGTTTCATTATATCTTTTCTTACTCATTTGGATTTTTTAATAAACTCCTATTAATTATCTTTCTCTGACGAGACTGCAATGAATGGCCAATGAGAGACCTTGCGTGTAACGTCTGCCTGATTGTATGCCAATTTTACCAGATACCTTTGAGTCTCTTTTAATGACTCAATAGTTTGACTTAATATTTCCCGTGTCACTTCAATCTCTTTTTCAAGACGCAGAATCTTCTGCGATGTTATGTCCAACTCTTCGTCTAAGTATTCCATTAAACTTTTCCTTATCAAACTGTAAAAATGGTTTGTATTTTCTTATCAGTCTTGATATATCTGGCCACATAATGTCATTACTGAGGTCTGTGTCAAAGTGTACCAGAAAAGGATTAATCTTTTCTAATATAACTAAAGTTTCCAGTGTTATCGTTTTTCTAAGAAATGCTTTAATTATATATGGATGCTGTGCTTTTGTGATTTTAAAAGCATCTTCAAATTGTTTATTATCTGATTCAAGATCTTCTATTAAGTTATCCAAATCGTTAGTAAAAATATAGGATAAACTTTCAATTCTTTTTTTCCATTCTGCATAGCGTTCACTTGCTTCAGAATCAAATAGGCCTCCCCAACGATCTCCTGATGTAAAGTTAGCAACTAAAAAATTTGCTACTTCCTCATCCGAATATGTTTTAGATACCTTTTTAATAGAATATAAATCTTTACGTTTTGCGAAAGCTTGTCGGCTAGCTCTTACTTTACCTCGTTGAGCTATAACATCATAATTTTCGGTAGTAAAATGTAACTTCAAAGCAATATACATTTTATACACTGAGTATTCATCCATAATCACAGGGGTAACTTCCCTCTCTTTTTAAAATAGTTGCCGTCTTCTGCTTCTATTTGTACTTTATCTTTTAAAGATTGATTTATTAATTTAGATATAGATTCGACATCTATATCCACTTCCTCACAATATTGAATTATTGCTTCCATATAACTAATTTCCTGCGCTGCAACTTTTCCTTCTATATAAAGTGAAAATTCATTAGGGGATCTAAATTTTTTTGTTATAATTAAACTATCTGTTAATATGTATTGTAATTCTTCACTCATACTTTTTCCTGGAATAATACGTCATCCATAAAATTCATAAACGTATCTTTATCCACACCAAAATTAACCATCATTGCCGGTGTGTGAGGATTCTTTTTCTGAAACCTACAATAATGATTATGCTTTTCGGAATAGTCTCTATCCGCATAGGGCACTCCTACATTATAAAGGTAAAAGTTTAAATTGTCAATAACTGTTTGTTTAAGTTGATCTAATTCTTCCTGCGTTTGTATATTGCCCGCAGCCAGCATATTTGGACTAAAAATTTCAAGTGCCCATTCAGGTAACTGTCTTGGTTTGGACCAAGTTAATTTAGGCATCTTAGTTTGATACCATTCATGTAAAAATGAATCTCCGACTTTAGAAAAATCATGAAATGCCCCAGTAATTTTATTTTGTCCGCAAACTATATCAAAACCAAATATAGGATCAGGGCAATTATAGTGGGGGAAAATACACATATGCATAACCCACATCTTTTTAGTTGCAGATGCATCTACAATTTCTATATGTGCTCTTCTAAAATTTTTACTAGTCCAGACATAATTTTTCCAGGAAAAATTCACATCGGTATGCGAATATTTAGGATTAATTTCTTCTATACTATATAATTTAAATTTATCTATAAGTGTTGTTGCTAATGCTTGCGCCTGCGAAAACATTTCAGTCATTATATTCTTTTACCATTTCAATGTTATGCTTAAATGCTATAATAGCTTCATCTGCTAAAGACACATCCAATTTAGATCTTACTGTTTTAATAAGTGTAGGAATATCCTCAAACTTATACATATGCCCACTGCCGGGAGTTAACTTAGCTAGTTGTTGCCCTCCGAACATATCCCCCATGTGTCTAACATATACATGAGCTAATAACTTCTTAGAATCATCTTGTATACTGTCTAAGTATTGTAGATATGTTAGGGTAGACGGTCTAATCTTAAAAACGGTAGTTGCAAGATCTTCGCAAAGTTCAGCCCAATCCTGTTGTGCTAATTTTGCTCTTTTAAGATCTTCTATACCGTCAAATATAGCATGTTTGGAAGCTAATATTTCCATTAGTCCATATACATGAAATAATTGATAAACATAATCTGCATATTTTTCTTTATTTACATTGCCTGCAAATATAGATTTTATAAATGGCTGGGATTCTGCTTCCGCATGAACATCGGCTGTCAATTCTTTTAGTGTGCTCAATTTGTTTTCCTTGAATTTGCTGAAGTACCGATATATGGTCTATGATCCCATTTATAGTCACGGTAATTGCCATTCTTATTTACATAGTGTAAAAATGCTTGTGTTTGTCTTTCGCCTTGATATGCATCCCGCCAATGATTTAACGTATCACCTTTATAAACAATAAGATCGCCTGGCCATAAATTGATTGCTTTTTTCTCGCCGGCTAATGTCTCAAACCAAATTTCCCAAGGTTCTTCATCAATGGAAATATTAACGGTTGCTGAATACTCGCAACTTGGTCTATCTTTGTGTATAGCCATTGTTGCACCATTATAATATATCCTAGCATAAGTATATGTAGGATATAAATTCTTACCCGTTATTTCTTCTATAAGAGGTTGAAGTTGTAAGGATAATGCTTCGAACGAGAGTGCAGAATAATATGCAAAACTATTAGTTATCTGAGTATCATTAAATGCAAATTTATTGTCTTCACTTTGTCCGTTTGCCATGTATTGTAATTTTCTTAGCAACTCAAACTCTAAATCCATATGCTCGAGCTGTTCTAGGGGAAGTACTCCCCGTACAATCTCATATAAATCTGTTGCAAACGTTGGTTCAGCTAATGTAGTTGTATTCATATCATTATCCTAAAAAATTTGTGTTAGCTTTTACGGATAAGCTAACAAACCATTATTATATTAGAAGCTACGTGTGTACTGTAAACGTGCTGCGTCTTTTTCTTCGTCACCCCATGAACGGCTCCAACGAACTGCAACTGCATCTTGTTTAGTAAGTGCATAACCTACTGCAACATGCCCACGGGTTGTTTCATATAATTTATTAGCTTCAAATGCATTGCGATAGCGAGCACCTACATCTGCGGTAAAGCCAGCTACAAGCGGAAACTTAACACCCAAATCAATTGCATAATAGCTGAAGTGTGTAGAACTTGTGATTCTTTCACCTAGGCGACTACCAAAGTACAATGCGCCAAAACTTTTCTTTGCACGAACTTCTAGTGCTTGGGTGATTGACCCACTACCAATTTCTGTTTGGCTGTTTTCCATTTTGATGCTGTAATCAACACCGCCGGTTTTGTTACCAATAACTAAACCTTCTTTAATATTTTCTGCGCCTGTCTTACGATTGCTCTCATCAGAGTATTCTAATGATGCATAACCTTGAGCCAATGCGGCACCTGCACTAAATAAAAATGATACTGCTACTAACTTAATAATTTTCTTCAAAATAAACTCCTTTTTGTTTTTGAATAATAGGTTATTCTGTTATGAGGAAACCTATTAAAACCCTAAGCAGCGATTATACTGCTATTTAGCACTCCAATATTTAGAGTAATCCAAATTTTTCCAATAATTTTCGTTATTACGATACCAAAAGTTTTTAATAAGATACCAGGCCATACCAAAATATCCCATTTGTTGAAATCTTCTATTGTCCTGCCCAAAATAATGTTTTACTAATTTAAATTTCTTAACGTCATACTTTTTGGAAAGAAAGAAATCTTCACTTGTACCAAACTTCTCAGGAAACCCACCCAATTTGTCAAACTGTTCTTTTCGTGTTAGCATAAATGCACCAATGGCAAAAGGTACCTTATATTTCATAATATTATTTACAGCATTAAACAACATAAACCCGAGCTGTGCTCTTATATCATCATCGTAACATTTTACATACAATCCGACTAAATCTAGATTGTTGGATTCTAATTCATCTACTGCATCACGAATAGTATTAACATTAAAGAAACGAACATCAGAATCGATGAATAGGATGTAAGGTGTGGTAACCAACTCAGCGCCTCGGTTCTTAGCAAAGCTGACAGGTCCGCCGTCAATGATTTCCACATT